AAATACAACAGATGTATAGAACGTCATTTTAATAAATATATCATATTGGTTAGGATAGAAACATGCAGGTCAAAGAATTCGGAAAATCATTAAACAGCAAAGTTTTGAATGAACACATGGCTAAAACATTTGGCTATAAAGTCAATTTGGAAACTTTTACTTTAGAACAACTAGAAGATGCTCGCAATCGACTACGAACTTCTATTAACACCATTGAAACTAACGAAAGTTATGATTCCATGCTGGAGTCTAATGCGTATCACAAGACTCGCAGTTTGTTAGATGTCATAAATCGCGCTATTCAAGAACGTAACGAACTAGGAGAGGCTGTACAAATGGAAAGTAAAAAATTGCACAAAGATCCAGACAAGATGGCCAAGAGATTCACTGCTATGGAAAATGTCAGCGACGAATGGTTGAAAGTTGCTGTGTGGCGCTTGAGTCAACAGCAAGACACTGCAAGAGATTTGATCGATGAATTGGTCATTCGTAATGAATTGAATGAAGATCAAGCCCAGTATGTGGTAGCAAGACTAATGGCAGAGATGTCGGGCAACAAAGAGGCACAGCGCATTTTAACAGAAGGCGAAGAAGAACGTGCAGAGTTGATAATGGCCAGTAAAGATATGGTTGACAAACTCACAGGCTGGTTAGAAGACACTGCTTCTATGCAAGCAGAAAACATGTTAGAATTACTAGACTCTATAAGAGATGAAATGGGCTCAGAGATCAGTGAAAAATATGCAGCCATTGTGAAACCAGCATTGGCTGAAATTTACACCACATTAGAAAAAAATCGTCAAGCATTATCTGGTGCTGTTGGAATTTTAACCGGCGATGAAAATGTTCAAGGCACGGGGATGACTCCTCCCGAAACTCCTGAAATAGAACCTGGCACTGAAGAACCTCCAGCAATTGGAGGCACAGCAGGCGAATCCCCAGCTGGTAGAGAACAACGTGAAAGCATTGATCTTAGCCGTAGACTGGGATTGATGTTAGGCTCAAAAAAAAAGTAATGAAAGAGGGAACCAATGATATTTTAGATATCATTGGTTCTTTGGAAGCCATTCAAAAACAAGCCAATGCAGCAGATCAATCGGCTGAGTATAACTGGGCAGAAAACACCTTTACAGATTTCACCGGATTGACATTAGACGGATTGAAAAGACTGTGGGACTCCCCCCAAGGGTCAGTATTGAAACAGTATATCAAACGATACGATGACAACACTGTGGAAATAAAAACCAAAAAAGATTCAACTGACACTGGCCAAAGCGGTGGCAAGAGCAAAGTAGCACAAATGGCCAAGTCTGCTACATCTCGCCGACAAGGTTGACATAACTAATGTGACATAGTATAATATAAGTTATGTCATTATTAATAGAAAAATACAACTACACAAAATTAGCCAGAGACGAAAGCACAGGCAAACGCCTCTATGCTACACCTGATGGACACAAAGTGCCTTCAGTCACCACAATCCTAGACAAGACCAAACCTGCCGAATCACGAATTGCTCTAGCCAATTGGCGAAAAGCAGTGGGTGAAAAGAAAGCACAAGAGATCACTACCGAAGCGGCCAATCGTGGTACTAGGATGCACAAGTACCTTGAAGACTATGTTGCGCAAGGATTCTTGTCTACTCCGGGCACTAATCCTTTTAGTCAACAGAGCCACAAGATGGCCGACTGCATTATCAAGCAAGGATTTGGACCAGTTAGTGAAGTATGGGGCAATGAAGTACCCTTGTACTTTCCCGAACTATATGCGGGCACTACTGACTGTGTGGGCGTACACAACGGCGAGCAGAGTATTCTAGATTACAAGCAGACCAACAAGCCCAAAAAACTAGAGTATATTGACGATTACTTTATTCAACTTACTGCATACGCACTAGCACACAACGAAGTACACGGAACTAATATCCGCAAAGGTGTTATTCTAATGTGTGTTAAACCGCCCGAAGTCACTCCTATGGTCTGGGGAGAACCGCAATATCAGGAGTTTATCCTGGAACCCAAGGACTTTGACTACTGGACTGAGCGTTGGTGCAAACGAATAGAAGAATACTACGCAAAATACGGCTAAATATCCCATAAGAGGATATTTTTATGGCTGTTGTCCAAATTTCAAGAATACAGGTCCGTAGAGGACAAAAGAATCAAGGTTCAGGGTTACCACAGTTGGCCAGCGGCGAGATGGCATGGGCTGTTGACACACAAGAGATGTTTGTGGGCAACGGTGCAGTGGCAGAAGGTGCTCCCTATGTGGGCAATACCAAGATATTAACTGAACATGACAATCTGTTGGACTTTGTTGAACAGTATGTGTACAAAAACTTTTTGGGCAGCAGCGTACAGACAGGCAGCGACCCCAACTTTCCGGTCGAACGCAGTATAAATCAAAGACTAGACGATTCTGTGTCTGCGTTGAGTTTTGGTGCAATGGGCGACGGCAGCACTGACAACACTGTTGCAATACAACGTGCAATTGATCAATTGTTTTTAAACCCAGCAACTATCAACACCACAGACAGCCGTGTTACCCTGGATGTGCCCGCTGGCACGTACATTTTATCTGCTCCGGTGTATATTCCCAGCAACTGTAACATCAAAGGCGCTGGCATTGGCAAAACTGTATTTTTACATGCACATAATCAACCGGCTTTTATTTTCATTAACGACACATCCACTACAGCATTGCGCAGCACATTGAACAGTACCACCTACAACAATCAACCTAAAAATATTTCAATGGTTGGGTTCAGCGTAAACAGCACTGTGGCAACAGAAACCATGATGCAGTTAGACGCAGTACGTGACAGTGTGTTTCATCAAATAGCATTTAGCGGAATGTGGTCTAGTCTAAGTGGCAGTAACACTGACAATGTGGGATTTGCATTGAGAGCAGTGAGTGACATTGTCACTTGCGAACGTTTGTATTTTACTCAGTGTAAGGTCAGCGGGTTTAGTTATGGAATCTATAGCGATTACGATATCAATTACTGCATATGGGACCACAGTGAATTTGACACCTGTTATCGAGGTATAAGTTTTGGGCAAAACAGTAACCTGTTTGGTTCCGGTCAATTGGTAGGACCAAGACTCTGCATGGTCAGCAACAGCAGATTTAACAATATCGATCGTGAAGGATTTTTGATTACCAACGGGGATAGCAATACATCAAAAAGCAATAGATTTACATTTGTTGGTAATGATGGATCAACCAATCTCAATGCGGTCACTGCTCACATATCATTTTTATCCAGCGGCAACGCCACTGTTCAAGATTGGTCAGATAGAATAGATACCATGGCCGAGGGAAATTTTGGCAGTAAATATTTCACTGCTCATAATGGCACTGTGGCCTTTGCAAATAATTTTGCCACACGCCTTAGCATCGTGCAAAAAACTGTTGCGTTTACTTTGTTCAGATTGCCCTACTATTCCAGTGCTGCCTATGCAGTGAACTACATGTATCAAAGCATCAGCAATGGCGCTGCTCAAACAATGATGCGAAAAGGCACATTGAACATTGCAGTGGATTCAATCAACGGCGGGTTGCGGATCACAGACGAATATGAATTCACAGGCACTGTTGGTGCAGATTCCAATTTGCAGTTTTTTGCAGCCATTGTGGATTCTGACGGTGTGGGTGGCGTGGACACAGTGGCGGTGAGTTACACCAACAGCACAGTCAGCGACAATGGTAAGTTTGTCTACACGTATTCAGCACTTTCTTAATCAGATCGGTTGCAATAATTATAGTAATGTATTAAAATGTACATCTACAGTATAGTACATAACCCAATTTTGATAAATTTATAACCATTTGATTTTGAACAATATTTTTCAACCGCAACTAATTAATTTAGTAATGTCAATGGGTATAAATATTTTCCTTATCAAGAAAACAGATGAATAATATAACAGTAATAAAAAGAAATGGTCAACGTGAGCATTTGACCATTGAAAAATGGCAAACTCAGATAGCGAAAGTATGTAAAAACATTGCCGATGTCAGTCAAAGTATGATTGAAATCAAAGCGCAACCCCATTTCTATGACGGTATCACCACTAGAGAAATAGATGAAATAACACTGCGTGCCATTGTGGATCTTATTGATGTGGAATCTAATCCAGATGTTGGGCATACCAACTATCAGTATGTGGCTGGCAAACAACGTCTCAGCATGTTACGCAAAGATATCTACGGCAGTTACACAGTGCCGGATCTTTATTCCATTGTCAAGACCAATGTGGCAACAGGTCTTTATACCAGTGAACTTCTTGACTGGTACAGTGAAGAAGATTGGAACAAGATGAATGACATGTTAGATCATTCTAAAGATGAAGAATATAGTTATGCTGCCATTGAACAACTTATCGAAAAATATCTAGTTAAAAATCGTTCAACAAAACAAACTTATGAAACTCCGCAGATTAGATATATGATTGCGGCCGCAACTGTGTTCCACACAGAAGAACCCAATTCGGCTCGTATGCGTTACATTAAGGAATATTACAATGCAGCATCAGATGGACTTTTTACGTTGGCCACGCCAGTGTTGGCAGGGCTTGGTACTCCTACTAAACAATTTAGTAGTTGCGTTCTCATTCGTTCGGATGATGATCTGGACAGTATTTTCGCGTCCGGAGAAATGATGGCCAAATATGCCAGCAAACGTGCTGGCATTGGTTTAGAAATTGGTCGTCTACGATCACTGGGTAGTCCCATCAGAGGTGGCGAGATCATGCACACTGGCATGATTCCTTTCTTGAAGAAATGGTTTGGAGATTTGCGCTCATGCTCACAAGGAGGTATTCGTAATGCTAGTGCTACTGTATTCTATCCTATTTGGCATCATCAGTTTGATGACCTTATTGTGCTTAAGAACAACCAAGGAACAGAAGAAACCCGAGTCCGTCATATGGATTATGGGGTTGTGCTTAGTGCTTTCTTCTGGAGACGATTCCGAAACAAACAAGACATAACATTCTTTGATCCCAATGAAGTGCCAGACCTGTACGAAGCATTTTATAAAGATACGGCACTGTTCGAAGAACTTTATGTCAAATATGAAAAGCAAAAAGGTCTACGTAAAAAGACCATGAGTGCTGAAGAAGTTTTCAAGGGTGGTATACTGAAAGAACGCACAGACACAGGTCGAATCTATTTGGTGTTCATTGACAATGTAATGAGTCAAGGACCCTTTGATCCTGAATATCATACGATATATCAGAGTAACTTGTGCTGTGAGATCCTATTACCCACACGTCCATTCAAAAGATTAGACGACGATAGTGGCCGCATAGCGTTATGTACACTGGGATCTATCAACTGGGGATCGTTCCGAAATCCAGAGGATATGCGTAGAGCCTGTAGGATTCTACAGCGTAGCCTGTGTAACATCCTTGACTACCAAGACTTCTTGTCAATACAAAGTAAATTAAGTAATGACGAGATACAACCGTTGGGCATTGGTATTACCAATTTGGCCTACTGGCATGCCAAGCGCGGCCTAAAGTATGGCGACAAAGATGCACTGCAAGAAGTTAAAACATGGATGGAGCATCAGGCTTACTATCTAACAGAAGCCACAGTGGAGTTGGCCAAGGAACGTGGTCCATGTTTAGATAGTCATAAGACAAGATATGGCCAGGGCGTCTTTCCTTGGGAATTACGAGCCAAGGGTGTTAACGAACTGACCGACTTTACGCCTGAACTGGATTGGGAAACACTGCGTACAAATATGAAACAGCATGGCGTAAGAAATGCAACACTTATGGCCATTGCCCCTGTAGAAAGTTCCAGCGTGGTTATTAATTCAACCAACGGCATTGAGATGCCTATGAGTTTGATCAGTACCAAGGAATCAAAAGCAGGGTCATTCACTCAAGTTGTCCCCGAATATGCCAAACTAAAAAACAAATATCAAATGATGTGGGAACAACGGGACTGTGCTGGTTATCTAAAGACAGCAGCGGTTCTTGCTGCCTATGTTGATCAAAGTATCTCAACCAATACATTCTACAATCCAGCACATTTTGCAGATCGTAAAGTACCAACTACATTGATTGCTAAAAACTTGATGCAGGCACATGTATGGGGATTGAAAACATTCTATTATAGTTTGATCAACAAAGCAGGCAGCAAGGCTGTGGCAGAAGATGCTCCTACTATGTTTGAACCTATTGACTTTGATGATGAAGAAGATTGTGAAGCGTGTAAGTTATAAGGAATTGATATGTTAAAAGATAGAAGAGTATTATTAGAACACGATCTTAAAGCAGCACACGATCAGGCTGCACACATGTATTTGGATATCGTATTGTATGATAGCAAAGGCCACGACGAAGAGTATCAACAGTTGAGAGATAAAATTTCTAAACTGGAATTTGACCTCAACATGGTAAACCAATTGATTCACAAAGGTCATGCATAATGACTTTCAGTGACAAGTACCGAATTCTTTATATTTTTATTCTGCTTAGTGTTCCTGCAAGTATAATAGTGGCTGCTGAAACCAGCTGGTGGTATTTAATTTTTAGTCTTATTTGGTTTCGATTTGTCAACACTACCTGGGCTCAGATTGGATTACACAGATACTTTGCACATAGAAATTTTAAGACAGGTACTTGGCGTCATCGATTTCTTGCTGTTGGAACTGTGTTAACAGGCAGCGGCAGTATTCTTTCCTGGGCCTCACATCATGCACATCATCACATTCATTCGGATACACCAATGGATGTGCATAGTCCAATTGACGGGTGGCACCACACTGCATTTTTGTGGGCCATGTCTAGTGGAGAATATTTCACCAAAGAAAAGAAAATCACTGTACCTAGATATCTGTTAAAAGACAAACTGATAGTTTGGCTACACAATAATTATTTTATGATATGGTTTTTTAGCATCGTGGTGTTAGTGTTAATTGATTGGAAGTTTGCATTATTTGGATTACTTGCGCCTGCAGGATGGAATTTATTAGCAGGAAATATCTTGGCTAATCTGTCTACGCACATAAAGTTACCCGGTTCTTATAAAAACTTTGATACAGGTGATAATAGTTATAACAACAGGTTTATACAGATATTTGCGTTTGGTGAAGGGTTGCACAACAATCATCACCATGATGCTAGCAAATATGATCAAGCAATGATGCCTGGAGAATTTGATCCAGCAGGATGGATTGTTAGAAAATTCTTTGAAACTAAGAGTGTACATGCCTAAAAGAGAGAAAAAATAATGTCAAAACAACAATACAATTTAACAACAAAAACAGACTACCTTGGTCGCAAGATGTTTCTAGATCCAGCAGGGCCAGTTACTATTCAACGCTTCGAAGAAGTCAAATATAAAAAGATTGCAGACTTTGATAGTACCGCCCGAGGATTCTTTTGGCAACCAGAAGAGATCAGTCTCAGCAAAGACGCTAACGATTTTAAAGATGCTAGTGATGCTGTCAAACATATCTTTACCAGCAACCTACTACGTCAGACAGCACTTGATAGTTTGCAAGGTCGTGGACCAACACAGGTATTCACTCCTGTTTGTAGTCTCCCAGAAGTTGAAGCATTGATGTACAACTGGGGCTTCTTTGAAACCAACATTCACTCAAAGAGTTACAGTCACATCATCCGTAACATCTACAATGTGCCTAAAGATGTGTTCAACACTATTCACGACACTCGAGAAATTGTAGACATGGCCAGCAGTGTGGGCAAATATTATGATGCACTGCATTTGATCAACTGCCGTAAAGAAGTTGGCGAAATTATCGACGAACATGAACACGTCAAGGCTGTTTGGTTAGCACTACACGCAAGTTATGCGTTAGAAGCGTTCCGCTTTATGGTTTCATTTGCCACAAGTTTGGCCATGGTAGAGAACAAGATCTTCATTGGCAACGGCAACATCATCAGCCTAATCCTACAAGACGAACTGCTACACAAGGGGTGGACTGCCTATTTGATCAATCAGGTAGTAAAAGAAGATCCTCGATTTGTGGTGGCTGCTCGCGAGTGCGAACAAGAAGTGATTGAACTGTACAAAGGCGTTATACAAGAAGAAAAAGCGTGGGCAGACTATCTATTCCAAAAAGGACCAGTGATTGGTCTAAATGCCAACATACTAAAAGACTTTGTAGATTATACAGCAGTGACAGCGTTGAAAGACATCGGTATTAAATATTGGAACGCTGCGCCCAAGACCACACCAATCCCATGGTTCAATAAACATGTGGACACCAGCAAGAAACAAACTGCACTGCAAGAAAACGAATCCACAAACTATGTTATTGGCGTTATGAGTGACAGTGTGAACTACGAAGAATTACCCGCATTATAAGGAAAAGAAGATGGCAAAACTAAATGAAGAAATCATAATAATTAAAATCAGTACATTGTTGCCTGACAATGCTGACATGACTGCAATTATGGACAATGACAACATATCTGCACTACAGCAAGTTGTTGAACAACTGGCAGGCGACACTAGAACATTAGTTGAAATTGAAAGAGGAAATTAAATGAAAGTTGTTGTTTGGAGCAAATATCATTGCCCATATTGTGATCAAGCCAAATCGGCGTTGCAACAAAAAAATATTACCTTTGAAGAGCGCAAAATAGGTGATGGATGGACTAAAGAAGAGTTATTAGAACACATTCCTGCTGCTAGAACATTACCGCAAATTGTGATCAACGGTGATGTCATTGGGGGATTTAATGATCTTAAAAAATTATTAGAGCGTGACAATATAATAGGATATGGAGACGGAGAAATTTAATGTTATTTGAAAAATCAAAATTTGCAGTTGGTGATATCATATCACTCAAGATCACATCAGGTGAAGAAATAATTGGAAAATATGTCAGTGAAGACATGTCAGAATTGGTATTGGGCAGACCTTTAATGTTGGCCATGACTGCCAAGGGGCCTGCGTTTGCACCCCTGATGATGACCACGGATCCGGATAAGAACTACGGTATCAACAAACAACTGGTCATGACCAAAGGCGAAACAGCCAAGGAAGTAGCAGATCAATATACATTTCAAACCACTGGTATACAACCTGTATCAGCGGGCAGTATTGTAACAGGATAATATCATGCCAGCAATAGCAAGAATCGGAGATTCAATCTCCACAGGTCACGGATGTGACGGAACCACTACGCTTACAGGGCCATCTGGTGATGTGTTTGTTAATGGATTAGGCGTTGAGCGCCAAGGCGATCCCACTGTGGTTCACAGATTGACTGGTACGGGCTGTTCAGTTTCTCATACTGCTGCGGTTAACTCGGGATCAGGCAGTGTATTTGTTAATGGTAAACCTATTGCTCGAGTTGGCGACTCGGCTGATGCCGGTGCCATAACTTCAGGATCGGGTAGTGTATTTGCAGGTTAACTACACAGTACAAATGAACATTTATTTAGACATGGATGAGGTTGTTGCAGATTGGCATGCTCATGCACAACAGGCTCTTAAAAAACGCTGGGATAAAAACGGTGACCGCATTCCACAGCACGAATGGAACATTGTCAAGAATGACATGCACTTCTATCGCAACTTGCCGGTAATGGAGGGCGCTCACGAATTGGTATCTATGTGCCAAGACTATATCAGACGTAATCCTCAATACACATTGCGATTCCTCACAGCATTGCCACATGACTACTCAATGCCTTTGGCTGTGAGTGACAAAATATGGTGGGCCAACGATCACTTCCCCGGAGTGCCAGTTACCATCGGACCTTATAGTTACGACAAATGGCGACATTGCAAAACGCCTGGTGACATCCTTATCGACGACAGACACAGCAACTGTCGTGAATGGGAATCTGCCGGTGGGTTAGCACACATTTTCACAACATGGGCTAACTGTAAGCCCTGGTTAGAGCAACAACTCAATCTACTATGAACAGTTTAGAAAAAGTTTGGGCAAGAGCCACCGGCCATTTGATGGGCCAAACAGACGAAGATCGTCCTGATACACCTATACTTACTTTAAAAGAAGCACGTACAGCGTTGTTTTTAAAGACGTTCTGGGTAATCATACACGTGATAACATGTTGTTTCATTATTGCAAACACAATACGTCATTGGTAATAACTAATATAACAAACAAGGAGACCATAACATGGCTACAAACAAACACGCAGAATTCACAACAATCGTAGAAGCAATGACAGCAGACTTTGAAAAGTTTTATGACAAAGAAGTTGGCGCTGCCGGAACTCGCGTTCGCAAGCATTGTCAAGATTTAGCAAAACTTTGCAAAGAAACTCGTAACGATGTTACCGCAGTTAAGAACGCAAGAGCCGAAGCAAAAGAAGCAAAATAATAGCATAAATATCATATGGCATACAGCGACAAGGTCATTGACCATTACGAAAATCCACGCAATGTGGGATCATTTGCTAAAGACGATCCTACTGTGGGAACCGGTATGGTTGGTGCCCCGGCCTGCGGTGACGTGATGAAACTTCAAATTAAGGTTGATCATGATACAGGTATTATTACAGATGCGAAATTTAAAACGTATGGCTGCGGATCGGCTATCGCAAGTTCGAGTCTCATTACAGAATGGGTCAAAGGCATGCACATCGACCAAGCCGGAGCAATCAAAAACTCCGACATTGCCGAAGAATTAGCATTGCCTCCTGTAAAGATACACTGTTCCATTTTAGCAGAAGATGCTATCAAGGCGGCTGTGGATGATTACCGTAACCGACACAGCGGCTAAAAAAATCAAACAACAGTTGGCCAAACGTGGGCATGGCGTGGGTATCCGAATAGGTGTAAAAACCACTGGTTGCTCAGGTCTAGCCTATGTGTTGGAATACGTTGATGAATATGTAGCAGAAGTAGGTGTTACTAATTTTGCCCAAAAAGATTTTGTCTTGTTAGTAGATGCCAAAAGTCTAGCCTATTTGAATGGATTAACAATGGATTGGGTTCGCAATGGACTCAATGAAGGCTTTGATTTTATCAATCCTAATGAACGTGATCGTTGCGGATGCGGCGAAAGTTTTAGAGTATGAAACACCATTGGTCAAGAGATGATACTCAATCTTGGATAGCACAGATGGAAAATCGTTTGGAAGATTTGAACTATTATCTTAATCGAACTATTGACTGGGCCGAGCACCACGACGTGATTGACCAGGAAACAATTTTCACTTTGGGATTTGTCACAGTGCTTTGGGTGTGTCATATGCGCTCAGAAGAAGTATCTAAACGCGAAGTTTATGAACTTTTGGGCATATCGGGCTGGGAAACAGCAGAAGATCATGTGATGGAGTTGGGAGATCAACTCAGTGACCTGGATTATGAAGACATGTTGACCCTAGTAGCCAATCGATCATAATCTAAATATAGTCAAAACTATTGACTGGTATGAGTATTTGTGTTACAATACTCACATACTAACAACAGTTGGCGTATTATGACTATGCATTTAGAAGGCCCGTGGCTGAGTACCATCGGCAAAAAGAAAGGCAAACAAAAATTTGCCTCTGCAGATCATGCTAGAAAGTCTAGAGAATTGGACGAATCTTGGAAAGAACTCCAAAAGAAATGGTCTGTGGAAATTGAAGATAGGAAACGTAAGCGAGCCATGAATGCCGCACCGTTGAAAGACTCTTACAGTCTTGCTATTCCAGAAGGCCGTAATACCACTGCTCATATTCCTAGTAGAGACACCGGCGGTAATGCTTTGTTAAAACCTAATCCTGTTTATACAGGAACCAAAGTCAAAGGCATTGCTACTATGCATAAAAGTAATGCAGTACCGGTATTCAGTGATGAAGAAGCAGTTGACATTTCAAAAATGCGTCGATAATCATCAGTTCTATGGTATATTTTGGATTTATATGGTATATATTAGACGTTTCGCAAAGAAACTAAGATAGTTGACATGATGAAGATATCATCAAAATCATGTCCGCGGGTCTTGGCCAATGAGAAACCCGTATTTTCGGGAAGCCAAGGGTCGCCAAAGGTACTGAGTGTTATGAACTCAGTGGCTAATGGAGACAACTACACGAAAGTAGGGTTCTTTCAGAGCCTCGTGAAGTTAACTCCCTTTATGTAATGTTGTAGTAATACAACACCAAGTCAAAGGAGGACTTATGGAAAAATTATTTAGATTTACAGCCTATGTTATGGGCTTGGTTTTAGTAGTCATGTTGGTTCAAAATGTTACTCAAACCAAAATGGAAAAACTACGCGAGGGTCAGATGTTATCATCGCCCGACATTGTGTCCATCAAGACCAGAGAGCGACAACTCGATTGCCTAGCAATGAATATCTATCGTGAAGCAGGACATGAAAACTTTGAAGGCAAAGTAGCAGTAGCACAAGTCACTATGAACAGGGCGTCTCATCCCTCGTTCCCAAAAGATGTCTGTGCAGTTGTTTTTCAAAAATCAGTATTTGTAGACAGGGTCATTTGCCAATTCTCATGGTACTGTGACACTGCTCATAAATCTAGACCAGTTAACCAGAGCGCATACAATGAAAGCATGGCTGTGGCTAAAAAGGTACTATTGGAAGGTTTTCGACTTGACGTAATGAAAGAAGCATTGTATTATCATGCTAACTATGTCAATCCTCAATGGAACTTAGAAAAAATTGGATCAATCGGTAATCACATCTTCTACAAAGGAAAGAAAACAAATGGTTAATTTAGATAAATTTAATCCGTTGCCTCATTTTGAAAATCTTCAAGAATTCAAAACTTGGGCTACGGCCAAGGTTAGTCATATCTCAGCAGAAACATTTGGTTGGCTAGCAGTCATCGTTTTACACGCTGCCACTGTTCCTAGCCTGCTAGCAGTAATGAGCGGGTTGACTGACAAAATGCCCGCAGTGGATCTTGTGCTGTTATGCTGGGGCGGTCTGACCCTGTTATTTGTCAAGGCCACAGTGCAAAAAGACATGCTCAACGTGGTTACTATCGGATTAGGGTTCATTATTCAAGCAGTAATGATGGCTTTGATCTTCTTTAAGTGACTAAATATTATATAAAGAGGACCAGAATATGGCATCAGGATTTCAAAACACACAAGACCAACTAACACCAAATTTTTATCGCGTTTCTATTGATGCTAGCGGTTACAGCACCACCGCTGCCGATAACGATAGTGGCGGTGTAGAAGTTGATGATTTTAATTTTTTCAGCACACTGCCTACAACACTGAATATCAGTCGCCGTAGAGCACGTGGAAATTTACGTTGGCAAGCAATTATAGACGAATTGAGCAGATTCAGTCAACCTATGATTTTAGATATTACCAGTTTAGAATCAGGACCTAGTGCATTAGACGTAGCGGATGATGTCACTACCAGTTTAGCCTTTACCGTTGGTTATGCACAAGAAGAGTATGTGCTAGGTGGTTGGCAAAAAATCATTGGCGCTGGCACATTTAGCGACGGTTCTACTACATTAACAACCAGCACATACGAAGCATTATCTGCAGCCAATTTGGCCACTGCTATGCAACACTGTATCGAAGAAGCAGTGACCAGAGGCATTACTCGTGGTGGTTCCAGTGGTTACACTAAAACTTATAGAACTATGGATCCAACTGGCAATGACTCGTCATTTCAAGAAGCCATCACAATTACTCAACCGGACACACCGGCTAACGTTTGGGCTGATGTCTCAGTAGCGATTGAGGCTAATTTGACTCAGACTGCATAACCAATAATGATTTTAGCAGTGCTTTTGTTGGCCACTGGCCTGATTATATCAGCAGTGGCCATTTATTATTCTGTCATCGGACTTGCCGCCATTTTTGCCGCGGCCACGATTCCTATTTACATTATGGGCGGCAGTTTAGAAGTGGCCAAGTTAGTGTGTGCGGCATGGCTAAAAGCCAATTGGGATCGTGCTCCTGCGTTCATGAAAGTGTATATGACCACTGCGGTGTTGATATTGATGATCATCACTTCAATGGGCATCTTTGGATTTTTGAGTCAAGCCCACAGTGATCAAAGCCTTGTGTCAGGTGATGTGCAGAGTAAGATTGCAGTCTACGACGAAAAGATTAAAACAGCCAAGGACAATATAGATGCCAATCGCAAGGCGCTTAAACAGATGGATGAGGCTGTGGACCAAGTCATGGGTCGAAGTGCAGACGAAAAAGGTGCCGACAAAGCAGTCGCACTACGACGAACACAACAAAAAGAACGTGCTCGCCTTCAATCCGAGATTGTTGCCGAACAGAAAACAGTTAGCACTCTTGCTGAACAGCGAGCGCCGATTGCCGCAGAAGTCCGTAAAGTAGAAGCCGAGGTAGGCCCTATCAAATATATTGCCGCCTTCATCTACGGCAACAATCCAGATGCCAATGTGTTAGAAAAAGCAGTGACTTGGGTCATCATATTAATTGTGGCAGTGTTTGATCCATTAGCAGTTATTATGTTGTTGGCCGCACAAATGACTTTTGTTTGGATACGAGAACAAAAGCAACAAGAAGATGACGGTCTACTGCACAACACCGTCCCGTTGTTTGTTGCTGATGTTGGGAGACCACCTGCTACAGAAGAAAAGAAACCAGATTACGAACCTGATGATGGCCCGTTAACTGAAGATCAAATCAAACAAATAAAAGAAACAGCCCCAGTGCCTACAGAGCCAGTGGTTGAAAAATCTATTCTAGAAAACCATCCTTACCTAAGTAAGCCTTTTAATCATTTTACTGATACTACACCCATAGTTGCTAAATCTGAACCGATGTTAGAAACAGACTTTCCAAAGACAGAAGACAATGAGGCAGCGGAAGAAGCAGCCAAGTGGGCACAAGAACAAATCGACGATTCAAAAAAAAAGAGCAAATATATAATCAAGCACCAGAATCAGCAAGTCAAGAAAACCAAAGAGTAGAATATGTGCAAAATGCTGAACAACAAAATACCACTCTATGGAATCGCATAAAACGACACGATATATTTTTAGCCAGAGATAGAATAACACGTGAGTTTTCTTTAGATAAGTTTGATGGTATCATAAATATTGTCACCGACGAGAAAACTCAACAGTTTATGAAAGATTTTAGAATAGACAAAACTAGAATTTCCACATACTCTGAAGACGAATTAGAACACTTTGCATATTACATTTATGAATCTAGGAAAACTCAATCTAATAACACCGCCTGATAAATTGTTCAATCAAAATATCAACTACTTGTTAATCAAACCCAGTACTGAGACTAAGATTCAGTTTCAACAGATATTATCACAATTGGTAGATGATATAAACGTTTTTATATTTGACGAAAACGAAACTGACTTAGATTGGATGTTGAGTGTGTCGCATCAATGCGATGCAGTGATTATTGACATTGACAATTGTGACCTGATCACAAAAAGTTTTGTGAGTTATCTGTTGTCCTTCCCATATGTTCATTATCTAACCAATGACGAAACCACGCCGTGGAAATTTATCAGCAAAAATAGAATTTACAATTTGGACATTTTGATTCAAGCAGAAGAAGAAGATGACGAGGAAGAAATCGATGAAGAATAATCATCTCAAAGGCACTGTTGTAGTTGTAAAGGATGGCGAGGATTTTAATCGTGCTCTGCGCCGTTTTAAAAATAAAGTAGAAGACAGCGGTAAATTGAAAGATATTCAAAAGAAAGAATTCTACGAAAAACCCACCACAGAGCGTAAGCGTAAAAAAGGTGCCGCACGAGCACGTTGGCGCAAGCAGATGGAAAAAGAGCAATTACCTAAAAAAATGTATTGACATATTGCCCTATACTGTGTATAATCTAGTATAGGAGGCGTAATGGCAAGACATTTAATGGTAGACTTAGAAACACTGGCCACATCACCCGATGCGGTGATACTTACAATCGGTGCAGTGACTTTTGATCCAGCAAGCAACAAGATATTTGACAAACTTTACTACAGAGTAGATATCGAAAGTTGTGATCGATTGGGAATGACGGTAAATGATGACACCGTCGAATGGTGGAGTAAACAAGCCGCTGACGTTCAAACTGAAGCATTTGCCGAAGACAATCGTGTGCCAATTGAAGAAGTTATCGAAAAGTTTCACAAGTTTGCTTGGAACTGTGATGCATTTTGGAGCCATGGCGCTACTTTTGACTTGGTAATTTTAGACTGTTACTACAGAAAATTAAATAAAGTTCCTCCGTGGAACTTCTGGCAGATCCGAGATACTAGAACACTGTTTGATCTAGGCTACGATCCAGAAATGCCTAAAGAAGGACTGCACAATGCACTGGAAGACGCAAGTCGACAGGCCATGGGTGTGCAAACAATTTACAGAAAATTAAATAGATTTTTTAGATAAAAAATAAATAAAGTTATACAACACGCCCAAATGGGGTTTGTATATAACTCGCTTAATTAAGGAGAACATAAATGAGCAAAATCATCGGTATTGACCTTGGCACCACTAACAGTTGCGTGGCCATTATAGAAAACGGCATTAGTAAAGTTATTGAAAACTCTGAAGGTGCCAGAACTACCCCCTCAATCGTAGCCTATACAGATAATGAAATCTTGGTAGGTGCCACTGCAAAACGTCAAGCAGTGACAAATCCAAAAAACACAATCTACGCCAGCAAGCGTCTTATCGGACGTAAGTTCGACGAACAGGCTGTGCAAAAAGACATTGATCTAATGCCCTACACAATTGTCAAAGCCGACAACGGCGATGCATGGGTAGAAGCCAAGGGTGAAAAACTAGCACCTCCACAGATCTCAGCAGAAGTTCTGCGCAAGATGAAAAAGACAGCAGAGGATTATCTAGGACATGAAGTTACTCAAGCAGTTATCACAGTTCCCGCATACTTTAACGACAGTCAAAGACAGGCAACTAAAGATGCTGGCAAAATTGCCGGTTTGGAGGTACTGCGTATTATTAACGAGCCTACTGCGGCAGCTCTTGCGTATGGTGTTGATAAAACTGATAACCGTGATCGCAAAATTGCTGTTTACGACTTGGGTGGCGGTACTTTCGATGTATCGATCATTGAAATAGCCAACGTCGACGGTGACAAACAAATTGAAGTGTTGAGCACCAACGGTGACACGTTCCTGGGTGGTGAAGACTTTGACCAACGTATTATGGATTATCTAGTTGACGAGTTTAAGAAAGACAGCGGTATTGATCTTAAGAAAGACATGTTGGCATTACAACGTCTAAAAGAATCTGCTGAAAAGGCAAAAATTGAATTGTCAAGTAGTGCTCAAACAGATGTCAACTTGCCGTACATTACTGCTGACGCTAGCGGTCCTAAGCACATGAATGTTAAATTAACTAGGTCCAAACTTGAACAGTTGGTTGATGAGTTGATCTTACGTAGTTTGGAACCTTGTAAAATTGCATTGAAAGATGCAGGTGTTACTGCCGCAGACATTGACGAAGTTATCCTTGTTGGTGGACAGACACGTATGCCTAAAGTACAAGAAGCAGTTGAAAAACTGTTCGGCAAGCAGCCACGTAAAGATGTTAATCCAGACGAGGCAGTGGCGGTAGGCGCAGCAATTCAAGGATCGGTATTGAGTGGTGACAAAACAGATGTGCTGTTGTTAGACGTTACTCCATTAAGTCTCGGTATTGAAACATTGGGCGGAGTAATGACTAAACTAATTACTAAAAATACCACCATTCCAACCAAGGCTGGCCAAGTGTTTAGCACAGCACAGGATAACCAACCAGCAGTGACTATCAAAGTGTTTCAAGGTGAACGAGAATTATGCACACACAATAAATTGTTGGGCGAATTCAATCTTGAAGGTATTGCAGCAGCGCCGCGTGGCATGCCACAGATCAATGTGGCATTTGATATTGACGCTAACGGAATTTTAAATGTATCTGCCAAAGATGAACGCACAGGCAAAGAAAATAAAATTACTATCAAATCAGATTCTGGATTAAATGAAACAGAAATTCAACAGATGATTAAAGATGCTGAATTAAATGCTGAAGAAGATAAAAAACAACGTGAACTTATCGAAACACGAAATCTTGCTGAATCTCAATTGCACAGTGTGCGTAAAGATTTAGAAGAAGTGGCTGCAATGATTACTCCCGAACAAAAAACTGAAATTGAAGATGCTATTAAATCTGTAGAAACTGCTACTTCTCAAACAGATAAAGATGTTATTCAAGAATCATTGACCAAATTGTTTGAAAAATCTGCACCGCTCAATGAAGCAAAAAATCGTAAATCTGCTACTGATACAGCATCGCCTACAGTAGATGCTGAGTTTACAGAAACCAAGTAATTACACACAGACAGAGAGTTTATACATACAACACAGGGCGCCATCCGGGCCCTGTAAGGTTCTTGCTTAATAAAGGAGAAAATTATGAACCAACTTAGAACTATCGACACGGCACACCTTGCCAATCTAAACAGAGCCCTTGTGGGATTTGACCGTTATTTCAACGGACATTTTCCCAACACCAATGGCAATTATCCCCCACATAACATTGTGAAATACGACGAAACACACTATGGCATCGAAGTTGCTGTGGCCGGTTTTAGTAAAGAAGAAATCACAGTGGAAGTTGATCAAGATCAATTGACTGTAAAAGGGCGTAAACAAAATCAGGCAGATAGCCGTTTTGAATACCTACATCGTGGGTTAGCCGCCAGAGACTTTGAACAAACATTTACTCTTGCTGAGTATATGGAAGTCAAAGCGGCAGAAGTCAAGGACGGCATGCTTGTGATTGAGATTGAGCGTGTGGTTCCTGAAGCACTAAAACCACGACAAATCTTAATTAAATAATCAACCCGGGGGAGATAATACTCCCCCACTAAATACTTTACAAGGGAGAAACGATATGTCGGATACTGATATCAAATTAGACGAAAAAATTAAAATTCGTGTTGAAGAACCCAAACGTTGGAAAGTTGTTTTTCTAAACGACAATTCAACCCCAATGGAATTTGTCAAACAGATATTAATTGAAATTTTCCGTCATTCAGAAGAGACCTCTGGCGACATCACACTTCAGATACATAATAGTGGAAGTGGTGTAGCAGGTGTTTATTCCTACGAAATTGCAGAAATCAAAGCAGTTGAGTCGACTAATCTTGCTCGCTCAAATGGATTTCCATTGCAAATTCGTATGGAGGAAGAGTGAATAATTTAAGACAACTAACATTAGAAGCACATACCAGAGCCGAAAGACAATCGTTTGCCGGCAAACTGGTCAAGGGTCAACTTGAACCCAAACGATATTATGAATATCTAATGAATCAATTGGCCTGTTATCAAGCATTAGAAAAAAAGTTAGAGACATGGTTAACAGATCATGATCTTTTGAAGATTCTAAGAACAAAAAAAATTGTTGAAGATATCAGTTGGCTAGAAGCAGAATACAGTTTTGACAGAAACGCAGTTAGATTGCAACCTAGTACTAAAGCATATATCGAATACGTCGACACAAAATCCGCTGTTGATTTGATTCCACATCTTTATGTGAGACATTTTGGAGATATGTTCGGTGGAGCCATGATTTCCAAAGTCAGCCCAGGTCTTTGCAAATATTATGAATTTGAAAATAAAAAAGAACTGATTGATCGAGTGAGATCATTGCTCACAGACGACATGGCCGCTGAAGCCAATGCATGCTTTGATTCTGCTATCAATCTATTTGAAGAACTAGATCGATGAGTCAAGTTTGGAATACATTGATAGAGATCCAACAGTTGTTGGAGAGTAGATTCGAGGCCACAGGAACAGAAATTTTCGAACCTGGTATGGATCGATTTAATCAGCCGGGTTGGATCAATCGTGTATGGATCAGCAATAATTATCGGCGTGCTCACATTGATGTAGTAGACGCTAGAGAAACCAAAGGTCTATGGATGATGCACTGCTGTGTGTTCCCTCATACTCACAACCCAGCACCTATTTTTGGTTTTGATGTTATAGCAGGCAAGAACAAAATTACTGGGTGCTTTATTGACTACAGTCCTACTGGAGATCGAACCCATCCAATGATTGAATACTTTGCAGACGAAGTTGGTCGTTATGATTGGAACAAACCTCGCAAACTACCTGAATGGGCAGAACGTATCTTTAGTCCCAATATGATAGCCGCAGGTAATGTCAGCGATGAATCAGAACTAAAGCAAATTGTCAGTCTTGCTGGCATTCTAGTAAATCACTATACAGAGTGTGTGGGTGAAACTAACAATACTGTGGAAAACACTACAGAACAGCAAAACTACTACGCACAAAATCAGAAACAAAATCCGCATACTCCTAAGGTTATGGTTAGTCTAGGGCTAAGTGAAGACGATGTTCGACATTTTATTCAGGATTGTTTGTTTCCTGAAATACAATAAATATGTGCTATGAGAGCAAAACATTTTGATCGTTCGGGTATTGTAACTGATTTTGTCAATTATTGTGCTAAACAGTTAAACTTACCAAAAATCCCCAAGTTGTCACTGATCAGTGATCCTACCTTTAGTCACACGAACAAAACATTTGGTCAATATGTGCCAGACACTGATCATACCACGGTCAATATCAATAATCGAAATCTGGTTGATGTGCTGAGAACAATAGCACACGAACTTGTTCATGCTGCTCAAGATCAAGGAACTATTGATGCAGCACACAACACAGGGTTACCCGGAGAAGACATAGAGAATGTTGCCAACGCAGTGGGTGGCAAGCTGGTGAGAGATTACACTCAAAGTCACGGCAAATATTTTAGGATGACAGCAGAATGAGAGCAAGAGAATTTTTATGGGAATCTGAAGGCGGTATGGCTCGTCGTGCAGAAGAAGCAGGCCGTGGCAAAAACGTAAGATTTAGAAATGCAGATGGCAATGTAATTTCTATATTGTCGTCTATGGTGTTGCCAGAACCTGGTGATGATCAAGACGAGGCACCTAATCTAGTACAACAAGTGATTGATTATGTTGCCGGAGAAGGTATTGCTGTGGCAGATGCATTGACATTGCCACCAGAAGCCGGCATGGTCACACCGGACAAAGCAGGCGCTGCATTGGTGTTGACCTTTCAAGACGAAACCAGTAATAAAAAAATTGCCTATATTGCGTTGAAGGCCAGTAAAAAACAAGGTGCATATCCTATATTTTTACAGACAAAATTATTTTCAGACTTAACAGGCTACGTTCAATTGAGTGGTAAAAAAGGTGAGGAAGATCAAGTAGCAGGAGTACAACAACGTGCTCTTACCAATTTAAAACCAGTTGGCATTCTTCCTACCAATGCAGAAATCAGCGTAGATGATATTGTGTCACAGGTGCAAACTACTATTCAGAGTAGAGAAGATCTAACCGATGACATAAAACAACAAGTGGTTGCTTTGTTAGGCGAAGTGGCAGCAGGTAGTGTCAATCCAGTACCAGGCGCAGGAGACTATGCTAAAAGTTATGAAATTGATCTCGGAGAAACTGCTGCTCCTATAGCATTGATCAAACAAAAATTCTTGTCTGGTGATTGGCGTCAAGCCGAAGAAGGTATGAGCATACAATTTGCCAACATACGTGGAGTTGAATTCCCCAACGATCCTGCAGAAAAATTATATGACAGTTATCTCATAGTGGACGACAACACCCTGATTCGTGTCAGCAGTAAAGACAAGGCTGGAGGTGCCAAGGCCAGTGTGTCGGGACTAGTTGATGACATTTCCAAATATCCAGATCGTTACGCAGGAGTATTTGATCCTGCTGTTAATCCTGGTTTTGATAAAATTTTAGAAATAGTTGAAACAATCAAATCTCCTGACATGAACATTGTGGCTAACAGTAAACGTTGGCGCCGAAATGGATCTATCGCTGGAGCATTGCAAGTGGGTATCATTTCAGGTATCATCACTTCTGACCAGGCTGATCGTATTGTTGAAATTATTGACAGTGATCAACAGTATAAAACCAATGAAGAACTTGGAGACCTAGCACCGTTGTTGGCACTGAAAGGTACTGACGACAACACTAGACCAGATTACAGAATTGGCTGGCATTTGTTGGCTGCCGTGGCTGCCGGATCTGCCGACGCTATCAATAAAACTTACAAAATTGATGCATTTTTCAAAGCAGTGTTGGAACGTTCTAACATGATTCAGGTTAAAACTACTCTTAAAAAGGCTGCGGTAAAAAATGCAGAAGGTCAAGACACCAACGGAGCATATTTTAGCAATTTTGAAGTAATTTATCCACCAGTGTTTACAGGTACCATACGTTTAGATGCTGGCAGCAATTACTATGCCACTAGAGTTCCAGTAGGTAAGATGGGTTTTGGTATAAAATAACGTTTCAACGCTGCAATGGTATGGTATACCTGTTTATTATACCTTATAATAACAAGAGTTAATACTAATCGACTGTCGGTAAATACTTGCAAGCGGAACTTCTGCCGCTTGGGAGCGACCATGAAAAACGAGAATAATCCTAGGTATTTCAGCCCTCTTAACATTGTGGCTAATAAATGAAATACCTACTGCTGCTGCTAATGTCGGTGGGTGTATCACTGTCTATTACATCATCAACGGCAGAGCAACATGAAAAACTTAAACCCGACGAAGCGTGGGTCTGCACCGCATGGAGAGGATCGGCTGACCCTAGTCAAAATTCTCCTTCGGTGTGTATTAAGTGGACAAAAAAAGATTGTTCACAAAGACTGCATAAAGAAATATGTAAGCGTGGTAATTAATTATGGACCCAATCACAATCGGGCTTGCATTCACAGCCGCTCAAAGTGCAGTTGGGTATATTAAACAGGCCATTGCACTGGGCAAAGATGTTCACAGTCTTTCCGGACAATTCAGTAAATTCTTTGAATCATCGGATGCTATACATCGAGAAAGATCAAAGGTAAAAGCCAAAGGCTCTCGTCTAGGAAAAACTGACGCAGAACTAGGCCACGAAGCACTGCAAATTGCCATGCACAGCGATGCATTACGTCAAGCAGAGCGCGAACTCAAAGACATGATTCTTTGGACTTTAGGCAAACCTGAAATGTGGGAACACATGATTAAGGAACGCACTAGACTCTTTAAAGAACGTGCAGAAGCAGAATATGAAGAAGAAAAACGCAAACTAGCACACAAAAAAAAGATGGCAGATCAGTTTATCTTTGCCATGTATTTCATTGCAGGGTCAATTATTTTATTTGCAATTGCCATGGGCGGAATTGGTTTATACGGAGTAATGGAAGAAAAAAGAATCTATGAAGAAAAAGTTGCTAAACGAAATTTACTTATACGACAGCAACAAAAAGAACGTGATGCGAAAGAACGGGAAGAAAGAGACAAGGCAATTGGAGGCTAACTTATGTATTTTAATATAATTATTACCACAAACGATATGATATTCTTATTATGCATGATACCGTTCCTAATGGTGTTTGGTGTTATGT